AGCGTCGTGACGCCGGTCGTCGGGTTGTGGTTCGTGATGGTGATGTACGTGTTCGTGGCGCGCACGCCGCCGCCCACGGGGTCGAGGGTGAGCACGGACGTGGGGAGCGCGTCGGGGTCGACGCCCGCCGGCAGGGTCGCGACGAGGGTGTCCCCGTTCGCCATCACGACCGGGACCTCGATGCGGGTGTAGAAGTGGATGGCGTCGTTCGCGCCCTTCGGGACGTACTTCTGGTTGACGCTGGTGGCGGTCGGCATTGGAACTCTTCCTCTTCCTTGGGGTTGGGGGCCTGGCCGCCGGTCAGGCGGTCTCGATCGCGCAGAGGTTGGGGTTCTCCAGGACGTTCTGGCCCCAGATGGAGAACCACGCGATGCCGTGCTCGCGCCCGAAGTCCTCCGCGCCGTTGTCGCGCAGCTCGACCGGGAGCGCCGTCGCGTGGCCGAAGCTGTACTCGCCGAACATGATCGCCTGGTAGATGTTGACCTGGTTGCCCGCGGTGCCGACGCGCAGGTAGTCCTTGAAGCCGACGTCGACGTAGTCGCCCGTGTCCGGGTCGACGTTCGCGTTCGCGCCGTTCGGCATGACCGTCGTCGAGACGAAGCGCACGTCCTCGAACCGCCCGATCTCGCCCGTGTAGACCTGGCCGGCGCCCGAGTACAGCGCGGCGTTGACCCAGTCGTTGTCCTCGCGCAGGCCGCGCGCCTGGTGGGGGTGGACGAAGCAGATGTAGTGGTCGCCGCCCCACTTCGGGACGTTGGCGGTCTCGAGCGTCTCCACCGCGTCGCGGATGGTGATCGTCGAGAAGACGTCCGACGCCGTGAGCTGGGTCCGCGCCGCCTTCTGGCCGCCGTAGACCGTGTTCGTCGCGAGGAGCGCCGTGTCGCGGAGCTGGCCGTCGAGGACGAGGGCCATGTCGCGACCGAGGAGGAGGGACGCCGCCGAGAGCTGGTCGAAGAACGACGTCAGGAGGAGGTACTCCGAGAAGCCGATCGCGTTCCCGTTCTCGAAGACGGTGATGGACTGCATCGACATGCTCATCCCGCGCGTCTTCATGCGGACGCCCTCGGTGAGCCGCCCACCGCGCTTGATGTTCCCGTACCGCGGGAGCTGGATGGTCCTGCCGGGCTGGACGCCGAGCTCGGTCTTCTTCGTCGAGAACTGGTCGAACTTGAGCACCGGGAGGGCGGCGAACCACACCTCCGCCGAGAAGACGTCGCGCACCGCGTTCGCCTGCTGCGAGAAGCCGGTACCCGTCTGGACCGCCGTGTTGAGGACGCTGGACATGGGGCAATTACTCCTTTCGATTGACCTGGAAGCCGCCGCCCTCAGTTCGTGGAGACGGGAGGCGTGTTCTGGAACCGCTGGGAGAACGCCTGCTGCGCGTTCGTCCCGTTCGTCTGACCGTACTGCTGCGCCGCGTGGAGGGCCTCGGGCGCCCCCGCGTTCTGACCGAGGACCGGGTTCTGGCCGGCGTGGGTCCGCTGGACCGCCGCCATCGCCGCCGCCCGCGCCGCCGCATCCGCGCTGACCTGCATGGTCGGGGCGGGCGCCGGGGTCACGTACTGAGGCTGCTGGGGGACGCCCTGGGGGTACTGCTGCTGGTACTGCGGGGGGACCACCGGAGGAGTGGGAAGTCCTTGCGGCTGCATGACGCCGCCGGGCATCGAGACGTACTGGGTCCCCGACACGAGCTGGCGAGGCTGCACGCCGAGCGCACCGATGGTACCCGGGGACGCGCCCGCGGTCATCTTGAGCTGCCGCATGAGCTGCTCGCGAACCGCGCCGCCGTACTTCCCGGAGCGCACCGCCTCCTCCGTCGTGAACTCGGAGACCATCGCCGGGCCGCCCTCGACCATCGGGGTCGGGGGGAGCGCGCCGGGGGCCGTCGGGTACCCGCCGCCCATCGGGGGCTGCTGCACGTACGCCGGGTTCTGGGGCGGCGCCGGGTAGACCGGGATCGGCTGCTGGACGACCACCGGGGGCGGCTGCTGGGTCATCGCTGCCTGCTGCTGGTACCGCGCCGCGACCTGCTGCTCGACGGTGGAGTAGATCCGCGCATACTCCGCGCGCGCGACCTCGATGGAAGCGTCGATCTCCTCCTCCGACCCGCCGCCGACGAGGGACTCGATGAGGTGCTGGCCGGTGGTCGCCGCCTCGCGGATCGCCGTCGACCGGTACAGGGCCAGCTCGCCCGCGCGGATCCGCTGGTGCAGCTCGCTGACCTGGGTCTGGGCCTGCTCCTGGATCCGCCGCGCGCTCGCCTCCACCTCCGCGAGACGCGCCTGGTACTGCTGGTCCGGGGGAAGGGTCTGGGTCCGCATCCGCGTCAGCTCCGCGTCGCGCTCGGAGAGGCGCCGCTCGAAGTCCGCGCGCTCGGAAGCGAGCCGCGCCGCCTCGTCCCGCGCGCGCACCGCCTCCCGACGCGCTTCCGCCAGCGCGGCCGCGTTCGGGTCGGTGGCGGCGCTCGCGTCGGACGGGGCGGCGGTGGTCTCCCGCGCCGTCAGAACCACGTCGATGTGCTTGGGGTACGCCTTGGTCGCCTGCTGCATGATGTCTGGTTCTCCGAATGTCGAGTGGTTCGCTTCGTTCAGCCGATGCGCCGGGTCTCGCGGACCGCCGACGTGAGGGTGGGCAGGGACGGGATCGACGCGCTCTCGCTGCGCGACGGCCCGAGGTTCCGCGTCTGGGCGAGGTTCGGACGCTCCGTGAGCACGGCGGTGTAGATGGAGCCCGCGCCGTCCGTCTCGCCCTGGCTGCGATCCGAACCCGTGTGACCGGGGGCGTGCCCCGGGATCGTCGCGTTGACCGTCTTGGGCTGGTACATGAAAAAACCTCCGCTTGATGGTGAAGGCGGTCACTCCGCCGTTGCTGTCCTACTGGTACCACCTCCAGCCTCAGTAGGCGAAAAATCCCGCCCACAGCAGAAGGTAGTGTGCTGCTCTACTTCGCGTAGACCGCGAGACGCTTGAGGCAGTACTCCTCGCTCACCCCCGACACCCCTGCGTTGTAGAACATGAACCACGAGAGGTCCGTGGCGTCCCAGGCGCGCGTGGGAGTGCCCGCCGTCCCGACCACCTGCGTGTTCATCGAGAAGTACCTCCGCATGGTGGCCATCGCGGGGAACTCGCCGTCGAACACCTGCTTCGCCCACTGGTACGTCTGGTTCCCGCCCATGAACGAGAGCATGAGGAGCGTGTCGTCCCACGCATCGGACAAGTGGTTCGAGTCTCCTGCTTCGAGGAAGCCCACGCTGTACCCCGAATGGAACGCGGCGTTGCCGCTGTACCCCACCTCGGTCGCGACGACGATCGTCGGGTCGAGCCCGTCGTACGCCCGGAAGGACACGCCCATGTGGACTTGCTGGTCAGCAGGCGCCCCGTGGCCGAGCCCACCGCTGGTGATGTGGGCCACGATGAAGAAGTCGTCGGACAGGGGGTCGAGCTCGGGCGCGAGAGAGAGCAGGGGCGTCGAGACCGACGGATTGTGCACACCCCCGTGCCCGTACCCTCCGTAGCTGTCCCCACCCTGGAGGCAGAGTCCCTTCGCTTCCGAGATGTCGAGCCGGTTGGTCCCCGTCGTGTTGCGGAAGGTGAACGGAACACCCCCGAGCGTGTAGACGCCGGGACCCTCGCTCTTGAAGTCGGTGGGGTCCAGCGTCGTGAAGTCGACATCCGCGAGTGTGCGCACGGTGGGGTTCACCTCGACCCACGCATACCCGCTGCGTCGGGACACGCAGCCGTAGAGAACCCCCGTGTCCGTCGCGAAGTAGAGCTTCTTGTCTTGCGCCACGGACGCCGCAGGCCGCCCAGAAAACAGACCGTAGTTCATGTCCTCGTCTCCTCCAGGAGGCTGCGGCGGCCCTGACGTACCACCGATCTCGTTGAACCCCATGAACGTGCCGAAGTCGCGCATGGGAAACCTCTCAGTTGATCGCGAGCATGTCCGCCGCCGTCGTCGCCGTCGTGACCAGCACGAAGGAGTACGGGAGACGCGAGCCGCTCGGCACGTTCTTCCACGTCCGCGGGGTCGCGTCCGGGTCGTCCCCCGCGAGCAGTCCGACGATGTCGCCTCCCGTCCCGACGTACAGCTCGCGCATCACGGGCTGGGCGTTGGTGTCGTGGGGCGTGACCTCGTCGCTGGTCTTCCCGACCACGCGCCGGTTCGCAAACGAAGCACCGTTGTTGCTCATGCTCGCTGATCTCCTTCCTCGGGGTTACCCGTCGGGGGACGCCCGCCCATCGGGCCAGGTACGCTCCCCATCACGTTGTTCGCGCTCCCACCGGGCTTCCCCGGCTGTGCACCGCCCTCGGGAGGAGTCGGCGGCTTCACCTTCTTCATCCGCTTCGAGATGGCGGTCGCGTCCTTCGCGATCTCGGGGATCCGCTCACGGCACCACTCCTCGTCCACCCACCCGTTCTGCTGGTACTTCTCGAAGAGGGTGGCCTGGATCATCTCGTCCTTCGGAAGAGGATCGGGCAGCTCCACCGTCGTCTCGAACGGGTTCAGGTACACGGGGCGCTGGCACCCCGTAGGAACAAGGAACTTCGTCTCCCTCTCCTCCAGCGCCACCTCCCCGGTCACCGGGTGCAGGTACTTCCGCACGATCGAGACCTCTTCGGGCTCCTCCGGGACCTCGATCTCGTCCATGTCCAGCGAGTGGACACGCGCGCCCGGGGGAAGACCATCGTCCTCAGGCTCCGCGGGGCCCTGCTGGGGTTCGGCACCTTCCTCGACCTCGCCACCCGTCGCCTGAGGCAGCTCCGCCGCCTTCGCTTCCTTCACGCGCGCAGCGAGCGCCTCCTGAATGACGGTGTAGTCCCAGAAGGACCGCGTCTGCGTCATCAGCTCGCGCGCGATCTGGTCGTAAGGGGCCTCCCTCACTTCCCCGCCGAACCCGTACTGGCGCCAGAACTTGACGCGCAGCTTGATAGGGTCCTCGAAGTCGCCCGTCTGCTTGTCGATGTGGTAGCACCGACGCTGACGCAGAGGGATCTCGGTGTACGCCTGCTGCTCGTTGTCCCACACCTTCTGGGACTTGCCGGGCACCTCCACCTCCACGATCCGCCCGCCACACGTCTTGCAGAGGTCGAACGGGAGGTTGATGAGGCCCTGCTGATGTCCGATGCGCAGGATGAAGTAGTTGATCCGCTCCAGGCCCGGCTTGAACTCGATCCCCTTCCGCTTCACCTTCTCCAGGAGCGGCTGGTACTGGAGGTGGAGGGCCACGCCTGACGTGTTGGAGATGGGCTGCATCTTCCCGAGGGACCCCTCGGGGATGTCCCCCAGCTCGTGCATCGTGGTCTTGATCCGGTCGATGTACGCGCTGATGGCGGGGAGGTCGCTGTTCAGGTTGAGCGTCTCGACGCGCGCACTCTCCGGCAGCCCGCTCCACACCGCGCGCGGACCGCGCTCCAGTGCCTTCGCCTTCACGCCGAACAGCATCGTGACGGGCGCGGCCTGGTAATTGATGATGTCGCTCTTGTCGGTGATCTTCTCGTTCAGCTCCCGCTGGAGGTCGAGGATGTCCTGCCCATCGCTCAGCCCGTAATACTCGCGGGGCACGGCGATGTTGGGGATGTGGACGAGGGGGATCTCCCCGAGCGCGTTGGGTCGGATGGTCGGGGGTCCGCCGTGGACCTGCTCGATGATGACGTCCGGCGTGATGATCTGGGAGAACCGCTTCGTGTTGAGCTGCCGACCCGCGCGGTTTCGCGCGCTCATGTCCGCGCTCGCCGGCTCGGAGTAGTAGATGGTTTCGATTCGCACCGCAAGGAGCTTGCGAATGTCGAGGGGGTCCCACGTCGGGAAGACCTGCTCCGACCCGAGGAGTTGGATCCGGACCTGACCCTGCGCAAACGGGTTCACACGCTTCTGGAGCGGCGTGGGGTCGTCCTTCGTGATGAGCACGAATCCATCGCCCGTCACGCCCGCCGTCACCCCGAGGTTGACGGTGAGCTGCTCCTTGTGGTTGTGCTCCCAGACCTCCTCCAGGAAGGGCTTGGTGATCTCCTCCACCGCCTTCGGGGTGCGGAGCACGAACTCCTTCCCGCAAAGGAACGCGACGGCCTTGTCGACGAACTTGCGGAAGTAGTTGAAGGTGACGAGGGGCTCACCATCCTCCCGCTTGAACCCCCACTGACGCCCCAAGTAGAAGCGCCACCCCTCGTTGTACCGCTGGATCCGCATCAGCTCGGCTTGTTCCAGGTCGAGGTACACGCCGAGCTGCGCGGGTTCGATGCCCCTCTGGAACGGGATCGCCGTACCGGAACTTCCAGAAGCCGAGAAGAACGAGAGGGGCATGGCGGAATCCTTCGCTTGTAGGGGTCAGGGACGCACGACGGCCCAGCGCACCACGCTGGTCTCGTGACCCTTCTGGCCGAAGTTGTAGACCTTGACGTCGGAGACATCGAGGGCCTGGACGCCGGTCCCGTCGACCCAGGACTCGACCGTGACCTCCGTGTTGCTCTTGCGCTTGACGGAGAGCACGCCGGGGGTCCCCCCGTTGTCGTCCTCCATCACGACCGCGAGGCGGTCGCCCGCCACGTTCGCCAGCGCGATGTCCGTGGTCCCCGCCACGAGGGTCCCCGCCACGCCCGCGCTCTCCAGCAGCGCCGCGTACCCGTCGCCCGGGGACGAGATGCGGATGGTGGAGTCGTCCACGCGCGCCGCGGTGAGCTGCTTCGTCTTCCCAGCGCCCGTCGTGACCGCCGCGTAGACTGTGCTCCCGGTGGGGCAGTCCACGGTCACGTCCTTCGTGCTGGCGACGAGGGTCGTCGTCCCCTCCGAGACGTCCTTGTCCAGCGTGCCTCCGCCCGACGGGACCTGGAGGGCGGTCGGAGGGACCTGGATGGTGCGGAACGGGGGACCGCCCTCGTACTGGCTCGGGGTGACCGCGAGACCCACCCCGTCCGGGCAGTCGATGACGACGCGGAAGGAGGGCGACCGCGAGAGGTCGTAGGTGAGGCCGAGCATCTGGAAGATGCTCGACACGAGGGTCCGTACCGGCGCCGCGGTACCGCTGTGGAACGTGGTCATGCGAACCGCCCTCCTTCTTCGCTCACGCCTGCCCGATGTTGAACGCCTCGACCGTCGAGGTGTCCAGCGTCTCGACCGTCGTGCCGTTCTTCCGGTACGAGGTCACCGTGACCGTCGAGTTGTCCTTGCGCGCCACCGCGAGGTGGACGCCCTTGGTCCCGCCCGGGGTCACGAGGCGCACCGCGAGGTGATCGCCGGCGGCGTTCGTGAGGGTGATGTCCTTCACGCCCGCCACGAGCGCGCCGGAGACGCCCGACTTCGTGTTGACCGGGATCGTCATGGACCCGACGAGCGGGTTGGGGGAGGTGACCGCCGGGAGGCCCTTGTCGAACCCCTCGACCTTCGCCGAGATGCTGTCGCCGTCCTTCGACTCGATCGTCAGGCGGAACCCGGGGGACGAGGAGAGGTCCACGTCCAGGCCGAGGGACCGAAGGATGATGGTGAGGAACCGCTGGAGCCGGACCGACGTGCCGGCGTGGAACTTCGAGTGAATCATCACGCTTTCCTTTCGTTCAGTGCCCGTTCTTCTTGGTGGTGAACCACCCCCAGAACAACGTGCCAGCCGCGATGAGAACGGCGACGATCCGCTCCCATCCCCACTTGACCCATGCGGACCGCGTCTCCTTGGACTTCTCCAGGGAAGCAATCCGCGCCTTCTCCGTCTGCTCGTGGTGGTCCTCGAGCCTACGAACGCGCTCCGTCAGGGGACCGACCACCTGGCACCGAGAGATGTGGTCCTCGTCCCGCTTCTCCAGCCGCTCGACCCGCTCCGTGAGCGCGTCGTGGTGGACGACCATCTTCCCCACGTCGACCTGTACGGCGGCGATCGCGCCGCTCTGTTCCGTGACGCGCCTGTTGATGTCCATGAGGAGCAGCTCGCGCGCGCCACCACTCGCGTGAACCTCCTGAAGCAGCCGCAGGACCTCATCGTCACTCGCCATGCGACTCTCCCTCCTTGTTGAGCTTGGGCATCGGCTCGAAGTCCGTCTCGTCGTTGACCGTGTACTTCCTGCCCCGCGCGTACCTTCGCGCGCGCGGTGCCTGCGCGTACCTCGAAGCGAGGTCGTCGAGTGGTACGGGTCGCGTGGGAAGTGCTCTACCGACTTCCCGCTCCAGCTCCTCCCTGAACGACGCCAGGTACCTGTCTGCTCGGTCGCTCGTCTCCGTCTCCGGAGAGGTCACGACCTCAGTGCGCGCCTTCTCGATCCGCTCAAGCTCGACGTCTGCACGGAACGCTTCCAGGACACCACGCTTCTCCTCCCGGGAGAACCCGCCACGAGAAGCGAGGATGTCCACTACGAGTCGTTGAACGAGGATCTCCAGCTTCCACCGGATCCAGTTCAGCGCGCGCACCATCACGCCCTTCCACCCCGCGCCCTTGAACTTGGCGGGGTGAATGAGAAGGTCGTAATGACGCACCCGATACATCAGCGCCCCGTGGGACCCTTGGCGAGCGCCGTCGCCGCCTGGGAGACGGCGAGACCGCTGTACTCGGCGCCCTTCACCGCGTCCTCGTAGGACTGCGTCCGCACGGTGTCGGGGTGGCGAACGTCGCGGAAGTGGTTCCGCAGGTCGATGGCGCCCGGGGAGAACGCCTGCCCCTGCGCCGCCGAGGTCGCGTGAGCCGCGCCCGCCGCCAGGAGGGGGTCGAGGTAGAAGGGAGCGTTCCCCTTGTTCTCCATCACCGAAGGGATGGTCGGGGCTCCCGGGGTCGGCTGGTAGCTGACGCTCGCCATGTCGCCCTCCTCAGTGGTTCCCGACGTTGTGCGCCCACTCGCACTGGACGAGGGTCGCCGTCATCGGGGTGGGGGTGCCGCCCGCCGTGTAGTCGCGCGAGACGGTGAGGATGTCGCCGATGGCGACCTCGGTGTGCTCGACGAGCGGGAGCTCGATCTGCTCGCCGACCGGGGTCGTGTCGTCGATCGTGTACGGCGCGGTGAGGATGGAGACGCCGTTCTTGAGGACGTCGATGTCCATGCTCTCGCCCGACCCGCACGCGACCGAGGAAACGAGGAAGAGGCTGTTGATCTTCCCCGCGTGCTTCGCGACGCCGCCCGCCATCAGCGCGGTGAGGTCCGCCGCGACGAGCTGCTCGGACTTCGCCGCGTGCATCTGCCCGATCAGGCGGGTGACGACGTGGCTCTGGAACGGGGTGTGGAGATCCTTGCGGCTGACCTTCGACATGAGAACCATCCTCCTTCTGAACCCCTAAGCGCGCGAGAACCCCGGACCCGATGGGTCCAGGGTCGCCCTGACGCTTAGTGGGGTGCTTGGCTTACCATCGACGCGCGTACCGACCGGCACGCGCGCTCGTCGACGGAGATCCCAGGGCAACCGCGCCCATGACCCCGCCGCCTCGCTTCTGCGAGCCGCCGCCCCAAAAGGGCGCCGAGGAAACTTCCAGGTCCGGCATCACCGTAGAGTCTGCCATCTTCTCCGCCCAGGTGGCAAGACACGCGCTCGACGGGTAGTCGTCGTGTCCGCCTTCTGCGCCCGCGTACACCACGAGACCCCCAGAAAACAAGCGATCCAGGTCCAAGTGTTCCTGGACGAAGCGGCGGAACTCGTTTCGCTCTTGGGTCGCAGGACCCGCCGCGTACCGGATGCGGCCCGCGTTCAGCTCCTGCATGTAATACTTCTGACACACATGCTTGGCCGTCGCTCCCGTGAACCGGTACGGGATGACCTGCACGCTTCCGCCGATCATCGCGTCGATGCGCTCGTACACGGGGTCACCCATCGCGGTCGCGTCCACGACCAGCACGGTGATCCCGGTCATCGCGATGTACTGGACGAGCTGCCGGTACTGCCCCTCGTCACCCTCGAAGGTCCCCTCCATCTCCAGCCAGTCGAGGATCGTTTTCTGGTAATAGACCTGCTTGTCTTCGTCCGCTTCGGGCAGCCGCACCTTGTTGACGATGGGCAGGTCCTTGTGGACCTCCATCAGCGTCAGGACGGTCTTGTCGTTGGACTTCGCCACGTCCAGGCCCGCCACCAGGAGACCCGACAGGCGAGGCCCCGCCTCCACAAGAGGACGCCCGTTCTTCCCGTCGAGGGCGAGCTTGTCCATGAGGGCGGGAGAGATCGCGATGCTGCGCGACTCCTGCCACAGGCACTTGAAGTTCATCTTGAACTCCAACGTGTCCGTGCCGCCGAGTCGCGTGATCTCGGACTGCACGAACTTGTCGTAGTTCAAGTGGAACGGGTTCTTATCCCGCGCGTAAGCGCGTTTCTTCTCCTCGCAGACGATGTCGTACGGGAACTCGAAGTGGTTGCGAGGACCGCCCTCCTGCTGGATCTCGACGTTCTGCTGGATCGAGTGGTGGAACCCGCCTCGCGACTCCCAGGCCGTCCCGATCTTCACCATCGTCCCGTTGGTCGAGGCGAGCATCGGTCGGATCTCCTTCTCGACCTTCGACCGGAGGAGCTTCTGTGCCTCCTCGCACACGACGAGGTGATGCGTCTCGCCCTCGACCTGGGACATCGGGGACGCCGTGCGCGCGATGATGATGCTTCCGTTCGAGAACGCGATGGTGTCGCCACGGCTCGCCACGACCACGAGATTCAGCTCGGGATCCGAGAGAATCTCTTTGCAGTGAGGCCCATCGATCCACTTCCGCATACGGTTGAACGAGAGAAGCGACTGTCTCTCGATCGGCGCATAGATCCCGACCAGGAACCCCTTCTGGAACGGCATGAACCGCGGGTCGTCCGGGAACGCCCTCGCCAGTTCAGGGAGAATGACGGCCATCCCCAAGCAGACCGCCGCGATCGTCTCCGTCTTCCCGCTCTGGCGCGACCAGAGACCAGTAATGGTCGCACCGTCGTTGCGCAGCACGGAGTCGATGATCCGCCGCGCAAAGAGAGCTTGGTACGTGTAGAGCGTCGTCTTCGAGAACTTCTCGATGAAGAGGAGCACTCTGTCTACCACCTCGCGGGTGGTAAGAGGACAGACGGCCTTTACGGGGGGAGGCGAAGACGGTGCGGAAGCCATGGGTCAACCGAGGGAGATGAGGTGGTGGCTCGGCGCCTCGTAGGGCGCGTGCTCCGCCACGACGCGCTCGTGGATGCCGCCGCGCACCCCGAAGTCCCCGAGGACCTGCATCCAGACGGGGTTGAGGAGGTTCACGAGGTCGTTGAGGATCTGGCGCGTCACCGCCTCGTGGAACGCCCCCTGGTTCCGGAAGCCCCACATGTAGAGCTTGAGGGACTTCGACTCGACGCACCGCTCGGCGGCGCCGTACCGGATCGTGATCGTCGCGAAGTCGGGCTGCCCCGTCTTCGGGCAGAGGCAGGTGAACTCCGGGATCACCAGCTCGATCATGTCCCCGCCGCGAAGCGGGCTCAGGAACCACTCCAGACCCTCCGCACCGTGAGGCTGGTTCTTCACCTCGCCGAGCTTGGTGATGTTGTCCTTCGCTTCGACCATCACGGCACCTCCCACTTGATCTCGCTCCCGCTCTTGTACTGCGTGCGCGCGGGGTCCTCGACGTTCGCCATCGCGAACCCCTTCTCCCGCAGAAGGCACGACGGACACTTCCCGCACCCGGGGACCACGCCGTTGTAGCAGGTCACCGACAGGCCGAGCGCCTCCCACGCCTTCGGACCGTACTGGAGCATCATCCGCACCGTCATCGACTTCGTGAGGTGCATGAGGGGCGTGAGGACGCAGAAGTGCGGCAGCTCCATCCCGAGCTGGATCGCCTCCTCCACCACGTTGATGGTCTTCGTGCGGCAGTCGGGGTAACCGGAGTAGTCCGTCTCGCAGACGCCGAGGACGATGGCGTCCCACCCCCGGCTCACCGCGATGCCCGCCGCGATCGTCGAGAACACGAGGTTGCGACCGGGGACGAACGTCGAGGGGAGGTTGTTGTGGCCCCCGTCCGCCTTCACCTCGACCGAGGGATCCGTGAGCGCGCTCTTGACGAACTTGCCCATGTCCTTGAGGTCGAACACGACGTGCTCCACCTCCGCGATCCGCGCGATCTCCGCCGCAGCGCGGATCTCGCTGTGATGGCGCTGCCCGTAGTCGAAGGTCACCGCGAGGACCTCCTTGAACAGCTCCTTCGCCCAGAAGAGACAGGTGGTCGAGTCCTGCCCACCAGAGAGAACGACAACTGCGCCCTTGTCTTTGCCTTTACGCATCCTTCACTCCCAGATAGCGAAACGCCTTCATTCGATTCATGCACTGGTTGCAAATGCCGCAGTCCGCCTTCCACCCACGGAGGCACGAACTGGTGAGCTCGAGGGGCGCGCCGATCTCCATCCCCATCTGGACGATCTGGGTGCGGTCCATCCGCCAGTCCAGGAACGGCGCGTGGAAGGTCATCTCGGGCTCTTTCAGACCCGCCGCGATCTCGTTGAGCTTGCCCATGAACCACGGGGACGTGTCGTTCAGGAGGAGCGTCCCCGCGTCGTGCGCCGCCCACACGGGCCCGTCGAACTGGAACCCGAAGAACGCCTTCGGTGGAGACATGGCCGGCGGTCGGTCCCGGAAGAAGACCATGTTCATTGCGATGCTCACCATCCAGAGGTGGAGAGCCGGCGTGTACGGGAACGAGTCGAGGTCAGGCTCGTACCTGGTGACTGCGGGGGCCAGGGACATCGTCCCGCCCGCGCGAGGTTCCGCCTCCGGGCGCGGGTGTAGGACGTCCGGGGACACGACCCGCACCACGGGACGCATCGTCGTGACCTTCTCCAGCGCGGTGAGGATGGGGCGAAGCGCGCGCTTCTTCTTCTCGTCGCCCACCGTCAACAGGAGAAGCTCGTCGCCCTTGGCGTCGATTCCGTACCTGTACGGGTGCTGCGCGAGATCGAACGTGAGGACCGTGGAGTCAATTCCTCCACTGAAAAAGACCAGCGGCATTCGGAGAGGCTACGTCTCTATGGGACGTAGGGCAACCCTCCGCTAAGTCGACCGGGCCCCCTTCGGTTAGGGTTTCGAGGGGCCGCTGGTCGGTCTCCTACGACGACCGCATCACGTCGTAGGAGTGGCGGTCAGTTCGAGCCCTTGCCGAACCGGCGCACGCCGCCCTTGCCCGGCGCGTACTTCTCCGACCGCTCGTACCCGCCCGCGTTCGGGGCCGGCGCGTTCCAGGGCACGCCGCCGCCCTTCCGCTGGGCCGAGCGGACGAACGCCGCCGCGTTCTGCGTGCGGCTCTGGACGCGCATCCCGTTCTTGGTGCCGATGTTCTCCTTCGGACCCATGTTCGTGACGCGCCGGGGGGTGAAGTTGCCGGTGCGGATCGCCTTCGCCGCTCGTGCCATGGTGAGACCTCCTTGTAGTGGCGGACGACCTTCGCCCGCCTTGCAAGGAAAAGTCTACGGGTCCGGACAGTTACGTCAACTTTTCTCCGGCTTCCGCCCCGTGGTGTCGATGACGAAGCGGCCCTTTCGACTTCCACCCGTCGGACCATCACGCCGCGCGTTGTAGGCGTCCGCGAACTTCTGCTGCTCCGGGGTCATCCCCTCCGCCGAGGTCCCGAGGGCGGCCGCCGTCCTCCCGGTGGACTCCGCGCGACGCTGCTCTTTCCGGTCGGTCGCGTTCCGCCGCGCATCCTCTTCCTCGACAGCGACCATGAGGTCGATGAAGGCGTTGGGTCCGGTGTTGCTCATCCCGTGGTCCTCCTCCAGTAGACGACGCCGCCGAGACGGTAGCGCATCACCTTCCCCTCCAGCTCCAGCCACGAGAGGAGTTCGGAGAGGAGCGACCGACCGATGAACGGCTTGTTGCTTCTCCACCTCTCCTGGACCTCGTGCTGCGCCCGCGTCTTCGTCAGGAAGTCGAAGACGGGCTTGGCCCACTCCCTCCATCGGGGGTCGTCCCCTTCGGGGAACTTCCCTCCGGTGGGGAAGCCGTCCCCTTTCTTTCGCCGCTGGGTGCAGGGAAGTCGAACCACGTCCTGAGCGTCGCCTCGATCTCGTCGCCGAGGTCGTTGAGCTTTCGCTGTCGCTCCTTGCACTCGTCGCATGGTTCGATCCCTACCGCCTTCGTCAGCTTCGCGATCCCGTCGCCGATCTTCACAGCTCCAGCATCCCGTCTTCCCCGTAGACGATGTCTTCCGGGTCGGTGCCGAACCGCTCCAGATCGTCCGCGTTGTGCTTCTTCGACTTCTTCGCCTGGTGGGTCTTACCCTTGCTCATGTACCGCCTCCATCGAGATCACGAAAACATTCGGATTGCTATCGTGCGGACGCCTGTCCGTCACGCGGAAGGTCTGTCCCTTCGGAAGGAGCAGCTCGCTGTGGTCCTCACCCTGACGGGTGACTCCTTCGAGCCCGTACCCGCGCGCGCCACGGATCTCGAACCGAATGCCGTACTGGGGGATGATGCTGGGCTTCGTGCTCGTCGCGAACTCGTTCGCGACCGACAGATCACGGGAAGCGTAGCTCGTCGCCCCGAGACGGATGTGGTCCTGGCCAAGGATCTCCGCCGCCTGCCTCTCCGTCAGGTTGCGCAGTCCTCGTGACACCATCCCCTGAATGGGGACCGAATGCTTCTCCACCTCGTCGGTGACCCGCTTGTAGTCCTTGGCGAGGTCCTCCAGGGACTTGTTCCCCGCCGCCGCCATGAGCTGCCCGTCCCACTTCGCCGCGTTATGTCGCTTGCGCAGCTCCTCCGGGGGAAGACCCGACTCCAGGTGTCGAGCGAACTGGTGGTAATCCGACAGCTCGCGCATCACGCGCTTCGTCTCCTGGGCCTCGGGACCTGGGTCGCCGACCAGTCGCGACTTGATCTTCTCCGCCGTGCGGATCCCGCCCGCCCGCGGAGGAAGTCCGTACTGCGCCTTCGCTTCCTTCGCGTCCCACTCAGGGTGCGAACCGTACAGCTTGACTTCGGGGTGTTCATCCAACGCGAGGTGGGGTCGCGTAGCCGCCACGAGCTGCTTGAGGACGAC